GATGGTAATAACCTAGACGAGCGTAATAAGCTCGTTCCGCCGCTTGGCACCAAGGCCCGCGTGGAGCACGACAAAGACCCATCCGCAGGCAAGAAGAAACCCGGTGGAGCCGTGAAAAAAGCCGCGGGCGGTAAGACCACCCGGACTAAGTAACCGTAACCACAGGAGACTGATATGGGCGATAAGAAGAAAACGCGCAAGCTGACACCGTCAGAGACGGGTGCTAAGATGTACATGTCCGATGAGGCAAAGAAGGCGCAGCGGGCTCGGCCGTCCGGAGGCACCGCCCTTGAGGAAAAAACCCGAGAGGCGATAACCAAGGCAAGGGTCGCAAAAAAGCTAACCCCTAAAGCCTCGGGTACGAAGAAGGCAGATACATACATCGACATGTCGTCGCGGGCATACGGGAACGACGCCGTGAAAAAAGCCGCGGGCGGTATGTGCCGTGGTATGGGTGCGGCAACCAAGGGCGGCCAGTACGCTCGGAGTAAGTAAGCCATGAACTACACTGAACTTGTAGCGGCGATCCAGAACTACTGCGAGAACGCGGAGACGACGTTTGTCGCCAACATCCCTACGTTCGTGCGGCAGGCGGAGCAGCGCATCTACCGGTCAGTCATGCTGCCTGAGTTCCGCGCCAACGCCACAACTACGGTAGGCGCGGGCTCGCAATACGTAGCGCGCCCCGCAAACTTCTTGTCGGTGTTCTCGTTTGCGGTGATCAGCGCCGCAGGGGAGTACACGTACATGCAGGACAAGGACGTGAGCTTCATCCGTGAGGCGTATCCGCACCCGGCCACGGCTGGCAAGCCGCAGTATTACGGGATGTTCAATGGCGACGCGGCCAGCAACGAGGGGTCATTCCTCATTGGGCCTACACCCGACGCCACGTATCAGGTCGAGCTGCACTATTTCTATGACCCGGAGTCGATCGTGACTGCCGGCACGACATGGCTCGGTACCAATGCGACACCGGCGCTGCTGTACGGTACGCTGGTCGAGGCGTACACATACATGAAGGGTGACGCGGACCTGATGAAGACGTATAGTGACCGGTACCAAGAAGCGATGTCGCAGCTTGCGGGCATCGATGCACGCAGCAAACGCGATGATTATCGCGACGGCCAAATCAGGTAGGGAGTACGGTATGTTTGACGCTACCGCAGGTGTGACACCGTTCACCGTAAACGTAATGACGTCCACTGGGGGCGGACATACCCCCGAACAAATCGCGGAGTTGTGCGTAGCCCGGCTGATTAACATCGCCGATACGGCACCACCAGAGCTGGCGGCGCAGGCGAAGGCGTTTCGCCAACAGCTGTTGGTGGTGGTCCTGCACTATGTTAGACTAGCCGCTACAGAGGACCGTACGACGGTCGCAATGAAACTCGAGCAGGCGGGAATGCCCGACTTGGCTCATCAGATACGGAGCATCTAAGATGGCTTTTTCGGGTAACTTCATGGCTACGAGCTTCAAGCAGCAGCTGCTTGAGGGGGTACATGACTTCCGGCTCACCGGCGGCGACACCTTCAAGCTGGCGTTGTATACCAACTCCGCTAGCTTCACCGCGGCAACCACTACGTATACAGCCACCAACGAAGTTGGCAACTCCGGGTCGTACGCGGCAGGCGGCGGCACGCTGACACGGATCGACCCGACAGTGTCGGGAACTACGGCGTTCACCGACTTTGCGGACCTGTCGTTCACCACAGCGACGATTACGGCACGCGGCGCGTTGGTCTACAACACGACCCCGGCGCATACGTACACCAACCCGGTGGCCTTGGTGCTGGACTTTGGTGCAGACAAGACCTCGACGGCCGGTACGTTCACCATCCAGTTCCCCACGGCGGATGCAACAAACGCCGTCCTTCGGATTGCATAACCCATGGTAACTCTCGTAAACAGAGCCAAAGCCGCCACCGCCACTCTCGGCACGGGGACAGTTACCCTTGGCGCTGCCGAGAGTGGCTATCAATCCTTTGCTGATGCTGGTGTGGTTGACACTGATGTGGTTCGCTACGTCATTGAAGATGGCACTGACTGGGAGATCGGCACAGGCACCTATACGGCTACTGGCACCACCCTGTCCCGCACGGTGCTTGAGAGTTCCAATGCTGACGCTGCCCTGAACCTGACTGGCTCTGCGGTGGTTTATGTGTCGGCTACGGCTGAGGATATTCCGCCTGTTCTTGAGTTGTATGCTGAGAACCCATCTAGTCCTACTGCACCTAGTGCCACTGGTGCAAATGCGGTAGCGATTGGGGAAAGCGTTACGTCTAGTGGCACTAACAGTTTTGCAGCGGGTTCATTTACAACAGCATCGGGAGATAACTCGGTTGCAATATCTGGAAGCGTAAGCGGTTTATACCCCGCTTCTGCGCAAGGTGTTGGAAGCATCGTTGTAGGTAATAACGCCTCCTCTAGTACGCTTGCTACATCTTCACTGGCTCTTGGCTCACAGGCTGTTACAGCAGGAACTAGAGCGACAGCCCTAACTAAATCCTACGCCTCTGGCACCGATAGCTTCGCAGCAGCTATAACCAACAACACCGCCAGCTATGGCGCTACTGGTGCTAACTCGGTGGCGATTGGTAAGCTGGCGAAGGCGAGTAGTTCCGACGCTCTAGCATTAGGGGATACTTCAACTGCTTCCGGCACGAACTCTTTTGCTCATGGCCGCAGTTCAATCGCTAATAGCGCCGACGCTGTTGCTATTGGTATCGGTGCAACAACCACAGCGAGCAGGGCTTTTAGCTTTGGAGACAACTGCATTGCATCTGCGTCTTACAGTTTTTCCATTGGGCGTTCTACAAAAGCATCCTTTAATTATAGCTATGCTTTTGGATATAACACGGAAGCCACAAGAAAAGGCGTTATGGTTTTCGGTGGCGGTCAGTTTGCCAGTCGTGGCGATGCTCAGTGTGGAACTATGGTTTTACGCAGGGCAACAACGGATGCGACTCCGACAACTTTAACGTCTGACGGCAGTGCGCCTGCTGGCATTAACGAAGTTCAGCTCCCCAACAACTCTGCGTACGCCTTTCACGGCACCATCGTAGCCCGTCAGGACGCAGCGTCAGGCACAGCATGTGCAGCATGGAAGATCGAAGGGTTGATCCGTAGGGAAGGTTCGGCAGGTACGACTGTGCTGGTCAACAGCGCCACGACTGTCCTCGACAACACACCTGCTTGGGGCATGGCTCTCAGCGCAGACACGACCAACGGTGGCCTCAAGATCGAAGTCACTGGCGCAGCAGCTACTAACATCCGTTGGGTAGCAACAATCAACACGTCCGAAGTGACGTACTAAAAGGAGGCCAACATGGCTATTGAACTGAACCTTGAGACTTCCCAGTATGGTACCCCTTTTGCTGGTGCCTACTTTCGCATTGCCACCGCAGCTATCAGCCGTATGCGGGAAGGTGGGCCTAAGTTCACCGTGATGGTTGATGTTGCAGGTTACGCAACTGGCACACCTGATGATGACACCCGTGAGGTGGACTTCCGCCGCTACCATGCTGACTTGGCTGAGGTTGAAGCATCCGCTGGTGATAACTTTCTCGACAAGTGCTACGCTTGGGTGATGACGCAGGAAGACATGAATGGGAGCGTTGCGGTATAATGTCAGTTACCATCAATCACCAGACCAATGACATATCTACGACTGGTAGCCCATTAACTATTGGGGGCGCACCTGTAGGTGGCGGTGGGTCAAACAACATTGACGGTGGTTCTGCAAGTACGGTCTACACCGCGCCACAATCCATTAACGGAGGTGCCGCATAATGGCTGACCAAATCCAACTTCGCCGTGACACGACTGCTAACTGGACTAGCGTAAATCCCACTCTTGCCTCTGGCGAGTTTGGCCTCGAAACTGATACTGACCAGTTTAAGGTGGGGGATGGTACGACCGCTTGGGCGTCTTTGGGCTACGGTGGTATCCAAGGGCCGCAGGGTATCCAGGGTATCCAAGGCATTCAGGGTGAGACTGGACCTCAAGGTCCTCAAGGTGATCAAGGCATTCAGGGTATTCAGGGTATCCAAGGCGAGACTGGTCCCCAAGGTCCACAAGGTGAACCCGGTGAAGTAACTGCCGATGGTGTATTTACCCTGACCAACAAGACGCTGGTGGCGCCGATCATCACAGGAACGGTTGTTGAAGATGTCTACGCTTGGACTGCAACCACTGGCGCGGTGACTGCGGAATTAGAACCTGCCAACGGCTCTATCCAAACGGTTACTCTGACAGGCTCAATCACGTCGCTGACTGACAACATTGCCGCTGGTGAAGCTATCACGCTTATCGTTGACGATGGGACTGCCTACA